TCTCCAACCCGGGTGCGGACGCCAAGGTGACCCAGTACGTCATCGAGTCGGACACCGGCGGCCACGTCTACGCGCCCGCCAACGTGACCAGCTGGCGGTTCGACAACGTGAAGGGCGGCCAGTCGTACAAGTTCCGCGTGGCGGCCGTGAACAGGAACGGCGACGGCGCGTTCAGCCCGTTCTCGGCGGCGGCCGTCGCTCCGAACAACGAGGACGAGGTCCGTCCGGTGGCGCTGTCGTCCAAGAACGTCGCGAACCCGATCTACAACCAGGACGGGTCGATCAAGCAGGGCTCGTACGGGGCGCCGACCGCGCCTGGTAAGCCCACCGTGGCGGCCGGTGCGACGACCACCGCCAACGTGACCTGGACGGCGCCGTCGACCGGACAGCCGTCCGGCGGCTACGACGTCACCGCGTCCACTGGCCAGAAGGTCCACGTCGGCCCGGCCGTCCTGACGGCCAACGTGCCCGGCCTGACGGTGTCGAACGTCATCACGTTCACCGTCACCGCGATCGGCCAGCTGCAGAGCGCCACGTCGACTCCGTCGAACAACTACACCGTGGTCTGATCCCAGCTGGCTGAGCGGCCCCGTCCCACGACTCCGGGACGGGGCCGCTTGCTGTTCACGCCCGCCTCCCGGCCGCCAAGGGGCGAAGGCGACACGAGGAGAGGGCGGCGATGTCCGGTACGACACCACGGCTGGGGCTGAAGACGTGGGATCAGTCCGATCCCTTCCTCCGCCAAGATTTCAATGACAACAACGGCAAGATCGACGCCTACCCGGGCACCTATGTCTGCACGTCCGGCTCCCGGCCCGCCTGGGGCGGTGCTCAGACCGGTCTGCGCATCTACGAGACCGACACCCGGCGCGAGTTGGTGTGGACGGGCACCGCGTGGCGGGCGCTCCTCGACGCAGCGCCGGTGTGGACCGGGTACGTGCAGCCCAACGCCGCGATGGGCAAGGACACGCATGTCTACTACAAGATGGCCACCTTCACGGTGAACCGGCCTGGTGCGCTCCTGGTGCACCTGGAGGTCGAGTTCCAGTGCCAGTCCATTTACACGGCGAACGTCGCAGCACGTCCGCAGGTCGACGGCAGTGACTCCCAGATCGGCAGCACCTCGTCGTACATGCGCGTGCAGCAGACGAACACCTCCGGTGCGGGCTGGTCGCGGCACTACATGATGGGGGCTGACGGCCTGCGCACGGTCGGGGTGGGCAGTCACAACTTCGGCATCCACTTCTACACGACCCCGACGTCGACCACGTCGACGGTGTCGGTGAGCCTGGCGTCGGTGCGTGGCTGGGCGATGCTCGTCAACTCGCAGGACACGTGATGGCGGCCGACGAGTACACCGACCGGGCCTATATCTCCCGCTACGCGGCGGGGGACTTCGGCCTGCAGGTCATGCGTGACGGCGCGCCCGGCGACGCCGACGCTGCCGTCACGGTGGCGCTCCTGCATGACGACGATGCCCAGACGTCGGTGTTCTCCCGCGCGGCCGACCACCCGGGCGTCGGCCAGTACACGGTGCGCCTGTCGTCCAAGGAGACGGCCGCTCCAGGCCCGTATGTCCTGGTGTGGACGTACACCGTGGCCGGGGTTGAGGAGGAGTGGCGGTTCTGGCTGGAGGTCGGCAAGGCGGCCCCGGAGTACGACCGGCTGGCCGACTCGATGAAGGGGGTGATCGAGCAGACATGGAACCGGTTCAGCGACCTGTTCGACTACGCCACCGAAGGCCCGCACCTGCAGACGTACGTCCAGTCCAACTTCGGCCGGAACCGCCTCGCGCAGCTGCTGCGGATCGCCGTTGGCCGCCTCAATACGGCCGCCCAGCCGTACCAGACGTACACGATCGACGGTGACGGCGGCGCCAGCTTCCCGGTGGACAAGTGGGGCTCTCTGCTGGAGTCCTCGCTGTATGTGGAGTGCCTGCGGCACCTGATGCGCTCGTACGTCGAGCAGCCCGAGGTGCAGTCCGGCTCCGGTGTCTCGCGGCTGGACCGGCGGGACTACATGGACCGCTGGGGCGTGATCCTGCAGGGCGAGCAGGAGGTCCTGAAGTCCCAGCTTGACACCTTCAAGATCGCCCACATGGGGCTCGGCACCGCCCGGGTCCTCGTGAGTGGCGGGGCCTATGGACGTTGGGGGCCCACCCGGCTGCCGCTGTCCGAGGCCGCGCGTCCGAGGTGGCTCACCCGTTTCTACTGATCGGTAACAAGGAGGGGCCATGTCCGGTGGCGCCCAAGAAGGTCCTGCACCGTCTGTCGAGTTTGACCTGGACAACGTCGAGGTCAACCAGGTCGTGTGCACGCACCGAGTCTGCGGCCACGGTCATGTCGTGGTCTCTCTCTACGAAGCCGAGAAGTTCCGGATCCTGCACATCTGCCCTGGCCGTTCCACCTGATCGGAGAACCCCGTGTACAGCGTCACCCTCAAGGCCGGTCTGGTCGACGTCGTGCTGCCCAACGGCAACCGTTACCAGGGCGGCGACGTCGTCATCCTCTCGGCCGCCCAGTACGGGCAGATCCCGGCGGCCACGCGGACGGCCGTGTTCTCGGCCCAGAGCGTCGTCCCCGTCCCGGCGAGCTGATGAAGACGACTCGGGGGACGTACGTCCGCACCCAGCAGAACTGGGCCGTCGAGCAGGAGCGCCAGCGGCACGACCAGGCGCTGTGGATGATGGGTGAGAACACCCTGTTCTGCCTGCTGTGGACGGCGCGCGACCACGATGCCGGGCTCGTCGGCCTGTGCACGGTGTGCGCGTCCGACCGCATCTCCAAGGCGTACGGGCAGGCGACGCGGAACAAGTGCCCCTCCTGCTTCGGTACGCGCTTTGAGGGCGGCTACCGCGCGCTCATCGTGCGCCCGGCCATCTTCACGGACGCCGACGACGGCCAGAGCTTCACCGCCCGGGGCGTCGTCTCGCCGCAGGAGGTCCACATGGAGACCACCAGCGACTTCCGCGTCCACGGCGGCGACTACGCCATGCGCGCCACCGGCGAGCGCCTGCAGCTGCGGACCCCGCAGCGCACCACGCTGCGCACCGGCTTCGGGACCCCGCACCAGAGGGACGACGGGACGGCGTACAACCTGACCCGGGCGGCCGTCGAGGACGAGGACTCCGTGGCCTACACGATCCCGCCGAACCCCAGCGACCTCATCGCCATCCTGTCCCGGTTTGGGTCAACTCCTCCCAGTTTCGCCGACATAGAAGTAATTCGGGCTCCGCTGATTCCGCTGTACGAGCGAGACTGAGCCACGTACTGGGAGAGGTGTAACAAGCGCCTCGGGTGCGTCGTCCAGTAGTGCATGGAACCAACGCCTGAGCAAGAAGAAGACGGCCGTGGGGACTTCCGTCCCCTCACCGACGAAGAACTGGAAAAGCGGCTGGTCTACGTGCTGAACCTCATGCCGGACCAGCTGCCGGAAGACGAAGCCACAACCACCACACCAAGGGGTACCGCCATGCCCACAGAGGACTACGACCTCACCTTCCGCGATGACGTCACCGTCGGATTGGTCAAGGCCGCTGCCGACGACGCCGACGTCATCTTCGCCGCTCGTGTCTCCACCGCCGGGGAGATGTCCCTGCGGGAGATCCGCAAGGACCCCGAGAAGTCCAAGGGCCTGATCAACTATCTGATGCGGGACCGGCACGGCTCGCCGTTCGAGCACAACTCGATGACGTTCTTCGTGCAGGCCCCGATCTTCGTCTTCCGCGAGTTCATGCGCCACAGGGTCGGGTTCAGCTACAACGAGGAGAGCGGAAGGTACCGCGAGCTGGAGCCGGTGTTCTACGTGCCGGGACCGGACCGCAAGCTCGTCCAGAAAGGGAAGCCCGGGAAATACGAGTTCGTCAAGGGCACCGTCGAGCAGGCCGACGAGACCTACGCGCAGATGACCCTCGCCTACCAGGAGGCGTACGACAGCTACCAGGGCATGCTGAAGGCGGGCGTCGCCCGTGAGGTCGCTCGCTCTGTCCTGCCGGTGGGCCTGTTCTCGTCGATGTACGTGACTACGAATGCCCGAGCCCTCATGCACTTCCTGTCTCTGCGTACCACCCATCCTGACGCCAAGGTCAAGAGCTACCCACAGCGCGAGATCGAGATGGTTGCCGAGCAGATGGAAGCAGAGTGGGCCCGGCTCATGCCGATCACCTACGAGGCGTTCAACAAGAACGGTCGGGTGGCACCGTGAGTTCTGGTGCCAATAGACGCCTTACGGTCATCGGCAGGGTGAGCGACTGGGAGGTCCGCTTCTGGTCGAAGGTGGATCGGGACGGCCCTCGAATACTGGACGGACCTTGCTGGGTCTGGGGTGCGGCTACTGACTCAAACGGATACGGAGTCTTCCGCCTCAACGGGCATTCTCGCCGCACGCACCCGGTGTCCTGGGAGCTGCACAACGGGGAACCTGTGCCTCTCGGCCTGGTCGTTCGACACAGATGCGACCACCCGCCGTGCGTGAACCCGCACCATCTCTTGGCTGGCACTCACGCCGACAACGTGGCCGACAAGGTGCTGAGAGGGAGGGCCGCCAACCAGAACACCAGGAAGACGCACTGCAAGGCCGGACATAAGTTGGCGGGCGAGAACGTGTACGTCCGGCCCGACGGGAGGGGGCGACAGTGCGTAGTTTGCCAGCAGTCCCGGGGCGAACAATGGGCTGCGTCTGCCTGACTCGCGTCGCACCGTAGCGCTGTCCGCGCCTCCTCCGTCGCCCTCAAGAGGTGAGCAGAGGAGGCGCTGTGACGTTGGTGTGGAGTGAGATCGTCGATCAGGCCAGACGGTCCGTCGAGGCTGCCCTGGGCAGCTCCCATGCAGGAGAGGATGGGGCCGTGACCGAGCACCCCACCCAGGAGTCCCTGGACAACATCAAGCACAACTTCTCCTTCGCCGACGCAGGCTCCTGGGACGAGGCGAAGGAGAACTTCGACATGGAGCATCCGGCCATGAAGGAGTTCGTCGAGGACGTACGTCAGAGAGGCGTCCAGAAGCCCGTCCGGATCGACTACGAGCAGTCCCCGCCCGAGGTGGTCGACGGTCACCAGCGCCTCGTCGCTGCTGACGCCGCCGGTCTCTCACACGTTCCGGTCAAGCACGGCACCTTCGCCGACGTGCACTACTACGGGGAATGACGTGCTGGTCGAGGTCCCAGAGGTCCACCTCGTCACCCACCCCGACCGCATGATCATGGTCGAGAAGGGGCTCCCCCCGAAGCGCGCCCAGGCTGCGGCCCGGGAGGCCGTACGGCAGGCCCGGCGCCGGATGCCGAAGCTCACCGGCGCAGCCGCGCGCGGCCTGCAGCCGCTGTACGGCAAGGGCTACTTCGGGATCTCCTGGTCCACCGACGTCGTCTGGTACCAAGACCACGGCACGAAGCCGTTCACCATGCGCTCGCTGGCCGGGAAGGTCATCCCGATGTGGATCGACGACCCGACCGGCCAGGAGCGCCGCGACAACCCGAAGGCGAAGACGCGCACCACGGAGACCGGCAAGATCCAAGTGTTGATCTTCCGACGTGCGGCAAAGATCGGGGAGCGGAAGAAGGTCTACAAGAAGGACCCCAAGACCGGCCTGAAGGTGCTCGTCTCCGATTCTCCGGCCCACTACCCGGGCGCCCCCGGCCGCATCGGCTGGCGCGAGGCCAAGCAGCCTTGGACCCGGCCCGGGAAGAGGCCGGGTGCGATCCACCCGGGGAACATCGGTGTTTGGTGGCGCCACCCGGGGTTGAAGCCCCGGAGTTTTTTGAACACGTCCATGACCTTGGCGGCGCAGAAGAACGGCCTGCTGGCTGAGCGGGTCTACGTCGCTGACCGGGGCTGGAGAAACAACGTCCGCCTGCACGGCGAGGAGTTCCGCTGATGTACGTCACCAGGGTGAAGACCCTCGCGATCGAGGCCCTGCACGCGGCCTTCGACGACCAGTACCCCGTGGCGGAGTTCCGGGGGCTGCACTGCTCGCTGGAGTACCCGGTCGACAAGTCCAGCTTCCCCGAGGTCTGGGTGCGTTATAGCGACACGGGCCCTCTGCGGCAGGCGGGCGTCTCGCACGTCGAGGACACCGACCCGGTCGACGGCGGCCGTGTCGCGCCGTACACGCGCTTCCGGTTCGAAGGCTCCTGGGAGTTCGTCGTCGTCGCTCTGTCGAGCGTGGAGCGGGACCGGGTCTACGACGAGCTGGTGGCGACGATCGCCTGGTCCGGGTTCGACTCGCTGCGCGGCCGGTTCCGCTCTTACCTGGCGGACAACGACCTGATCGATCTGACGGTCCGGACGGACGAGATCGAGTCGACCGGGGAGTCGGCCGAGCCGGGCACGCCGTGGGGTACTGACGAGGTGGTCTACGAGCGGACCCTGGCCATCGACCTGATCGGTGACTTCACGCCGGACCCGGAGACCGGCGTCATCGTCCCGCTCTCGAAGATCGTGGTCACGCCGACCGCAGACCTCACCCTCGACGACCTGAGCGACAGCGGCTTCGACTCCTGGCACTGAAGCGGGAGGTGGGCGATCGGCATCGCACCGTTGGGATGTGGAACGTCCCATGGGGTCGCCCGCCCCGCGCTGAAGCTACCACGCCTGTTGCTGTCCACGGCCCGGTTGTCGCCCCAAGGGGTGACAGCTGACCGACGCGACTGGTGGGTGGCATGCCCGACATCTCCTCTGCGACGTACACGCCGCCCGGCGTCTACGTCAGCGACGAATCGACTCCCACGGTCACCCCGCGCGGCGTGTCAACCACGACCGTCACGGTGATCGGCCCGGCCCTGGGTTACCAGACGACCAGTGAGGTCGTCACCGTCTTCTCCGGCTCGGCGACCGCACTGTTGCAGCGTGGCGCGTACATCGCGGCGGTTGTGGGGCCGCCTGCCATCGCGGCGCCCGTGGTCACGACCCTGTCGGGCACGGTCATGGTCTACAACACCGACTACACCTTCGTGGTGACCGCCGGTTCCGGTGGTGCCGCCACGGCGATCACTTCGATCAAGCGTCTGTCGTCGAGCCAGAGCGACCTGACTCAGCCGTCGCCGAACGGGCTGAAGGACGGCGACCAGGTCCGGGTGACGTACGCGTTCACCAACGCGACGTATTACGAGCCGACCGAGTTCGAGGACTACGACCAGGTCGTGGCCACGTACGGGCAGGCCATGCTGTCGACCGCGCCGACGAGCCCGACCGCGTCTCAGGTCGCCTCGGCGCTGACTCTGGCGGCGAAGATCGCTCTGGAGAACGGCGCGGCCAGCGTGCTGTGCGTAGCGACCAACCCGGCGGCGACGGACTACCGGGCGGCGCTGCAGGCGGCGTACAGCAAGCTGGAGGCGGACTACCGGGCGCAGATCCTGGTGCCGCTGTTCGTGGACGGCACGTACAACGCGCACACGCCGACGAACGTGGCGAACCTGCTGGCCGACGTCAAGAACCACTGCGAGACGGCGGCCAACGACGGCTACGGCCGGATGGCGTTCACCGGCCTGGCCACGACGTACGACAACACGACCGGCCACGACCAGCTGGCGCTGGCGCAGGACAGCAAGCGGCTGGTGCTGTGCTACCCGAACCGGCTGCTGGCCTTCAACTCGGCCGTGAACGCCTCCACGGAGATCGACGGCTTCTACCTGGCCGCTGCGATGGCCGGACGGCTGGCGCGGAACGCGGTCGCGCGGGGGCTGACGAACCAGTCGCTGACGTCGTTCACGGGCCTGCCCGCGACGATCGCGCAGGCCATGACGCGGACCTTCAAGAACAACCTCTCGAAGTCCGGTGTGAACGTCGCGGAGATCAACCAGAACAACCAGCTGGTCGCCCGGCACGGCGTGTCCACGAACATGTCGTCGATCCTGACGCAGGAGATCTCGCTGACCCGCATCGGCGACGTCCTGCTGCAGATGATCCAGGTCGGCATGTCCAACGCTGGGCTCATCGGTGAGCCGATCACGGCCGAGACCACGATCAACGTGAAGTCGGCGCTGATCGGTCTGCTGGAGCAGGCGGTTTCCGACGCGATCATCGTCTCCTACGCCAACGCGCAGGTGCGGCAGCAGTCGGCGGACCCGTCGGTCATCGAGGGGACCTTCAGCTACAAGCCGCCGATCCCGATGAACTATGTCGTCGTGAAGTTCGCCGTCGACCTCACGACCGGCGACACGTCCACGCAGACAGACCAGGCCGCCTGAGCCCGCGCGGCAGGCGCTTGTGACGGGCCCCTGCCGCGCTTTATGGAGGACCCCCGGTGTGAGGGCGCCGGGGGTCCTCTGCTGTCCGTGGCCGCCCATCCCGCACCAGTGGGTGAGACCTACGGATGGGGTGGTGAGCAATGCCTGCAGGCAAGGTCCGCGTCACCGGCTCCGGCTACAGCACGTTCGTGTACGCCGGTAAGCCGATCGCGTTCTTGAACAGCGTCGAGGACTCGGGCCAGCGTGCGTGGAGCGACAAGGGGCAGGCGTACGCGTTTATTCAGCCCCTTGGTTCGCGTACGCCGGTGGAGATCGCGACGTCCCGCGTCCTGGGCGGCGGCACGCTGCAGATGACGATCCAGGAGCTGTGGAACCAGGCGATCTGGGAGCAGCTGGCCGGGCTGTCTGGCACGAACAACATCGTCGAGATTTTCGACCGGCTGGCCGGAAGTCCGAACTACGTGACGGCGCAGACGATCATCAAGCCGCCCGGCACCGAGGCGACCCCCTCGAAGTGGCGCGGCAAGATCTATCACAACGTGACGATCGTCGACATCGCCGACGGCGACACCCTGACGGTCGGCGGCCTGGACGTCGCCAAGCCTGTGGTCGCCGCTTACACGCACTCCACCCGACTGCGCTGACCAGGAGCGAGCGATGACGGACACCTACGGCACCTTCGACCCTGCCTCCCGGCCGGGCCGTAAGGCCGCCACGCCGGAGGCCAAGCCGACCCTGAAGGCTGAGGACGGTACGGAGCTTCCCAGCTTCGACGAGCGCTACTCCGAGGCCTTTCAGGGGCTCGCTTACCTGGGTTCGCTGACGGAGAGCTTCTCCTGGCTCGGGCACGAGTTCGTTATCCGCACCCTCGGTGTGGATGAGCAGCTCGCTGTCGCTCAGGTCACCGCCAAGTACAAGGACGGCGGTGAGCAGCTCGCCTACGTCACGGCGGTGGTGGCGATGGCGATCGTGACGGTCGACGGCGAGGAGCTGCCCACGCCGATCGGTGAGGACCAGCTGCTGGCCGAATGGGGGCACCGGCGGTTCGCCTACGTCAAGGCCAACTGGTTCCAGCCGACGATCAACGAGGTCTTCCAGCGGTACCTGCAGCTGGAGGACAAGGTCGCGCAGGTCATCGAGGCCATGGGAAAAGCCTTCGCCCCGGCCGCATAGACCCGTGGCTGGAGCGCCATCTGCGGATCGCTGAGCGGCGGGGGCTGCTGTCGGGGCGGCACCTGTCCCGGGTGCAGCAGTTCGGCCTGGAGCTGCTCATCCTCGCCAACGGCTGGAAGGAAGTCGAGCGGGACGAGGAGCAGCTCAAACGGGACGAGAAGGCGTTCGAGGACCAGCTGAAGTTCGCGCTGGTGGCTGCGGGCGTGGACGCGACCGAGCTGTGGCCGAGGGATGCCGCCGATGTACCGGACGACGAGGGCGTCGACTACGACTACTCCGCCGTCAACTGGCAGCAGGGCTCGACCGACGACTGGGATCGCATGCAGGAGGCGCTCTCTCAGTCACGTGTGCAGGTGTCTGGGGACCCGGAGCCGGAGGACGAACCGCCGGTGCCAGACATGGACGACGGATTCGATCGGGAGTGGCAGTAGATGGCGACCCCTACGCCGCCCCCGGGCGGCAACACCCCTCCTGGCGGCATCACCGGTGCGTTGCAGTCGCTGGCCATGCAGCTGCAGGCGTTCCTGCACCAGAACCAGACGCTGCAGAACCTGCCGTCGAGCACGGCCAACGCCCTGCGGCAGGCGCGGCAGAACGTCCTGAATCCGCAGGCGCTGTTGGGCGGACAGGTCCCGGCGCCTGTGGCTCCGAACGCGCAGTGGCTGCAGCAGACGGCTGCGCAGTTCCTGAGCCAGGTGGTGCTCAACCAGTCCCAGCGCCGGTCCAGCCCGCCTCCTCCTGGGCCTACGCCGCCGACTCCTGCGCCTGTGCCGCCGGTCCCGATGCCGCCGTACCCGTACCCGTACATGAGCCCGTACGGGCATCCGCACATGCCGTACACCGGGCCCATGCCGGGCTATGGCGGCCCTCTGGTCGCACCGGTTCACCCGGGCAGTAGCGGCGGTCATGCCTCGGGTATCGGCTCGTGGACGAAGTCGATGCTGCCCCGTGTCGGTGCGGCTGTCGGTGGCCCCTGGGGCGCTGTGGCGGGTGCCGCCATCGGTGCCGCCACGGACATCCCGGCCGAGGTCCGCAGCCAGCGCGACAAGAACGCCTACTACCAGTCGATCGAGGGTGGCTCGAACTTCGACGGCTTCGGCGAGCGTGCCTCCGAGGAGCTGTATCGCTGGTCGACGTTCGGTGTGCTCTCCTCCGACGAGTCACGCAAGGCGTTCAAGGGCGTCACCAGGCTGGGCTACAACAGCAAGGTGGAGGGCGGCGTCGGCCGCCAGGATGCGCTCAACTTCATCTACCACGGCAAGACACGTCGCGGTGAGACCGTGGACGAGTCGCTGCAGCAGCTGCAGGTCAACTCCAAGAACGCCCTTGGGTCGCTTAACGACCTGAACGACGCCCTCAACGCGGTCTCCGACAGCGCGGGCAAGGCCGGGGTCAACTCGCAGCAGGCGCGCGCCGAGTTCACGCAGCTGATGGACCAGGCGATCAAGCAGGGATACGGCTCGTCCTCGGCGGATGTGGCGTCTCTGGAGCAGCAGACGAAGAACTCCTACGGCCGGTCCTACCAGGACGTGGACGTATCCGGGCGCCTGACGCTGAACCACGCCTACATGGCAGCCTCGATGTCCGGGATGAGCGTCTCGCAGTACCTGACGTCTGGTGTCACGTCCAAGGGCGCCGCCGACGCGAAGCTGGACCAGGCAACGGCAAGCGCCGTGCTCAAGCCCGGCGTCGAGGACTGGATCAAGGACCAGATCTCCAAGGCCGGTGGCGCGGGCAACCTCCACGAGGACGTTGTCCAGCAGATCGCCGAGCAGATGATCCGGCAGTTCTACGCCAACGACTCCCCGGCGATGGCGCAGGTCATCGCCGCCATCTCCGGGCAGAGCACGCTGGCCAACGATCCGGTCAAGGCCGCCTTCTGGCTCGTGCAGCAGTACAACGACAAGGGCACCGCCGAGACGACGCACAAGATGACGGCCAAGGAGAAGGCCGCCCAGAAGACTGCCAGCAAGGAGAACGCGGTCTCCACCGGCGTCGGCAACAACATGCGCCAGACCCAGGACGACCGGGGCCCGAACGCGGGCAAGTCCATCCTCGGCGACCTCGACAAGGAGAAGTCCGGCGACTTCCTGGGCTTCGGCGGCCACAACTCGGACGCCTACAACGCCTACCAGAAGTGGCACGAGCAGAAGGGCGGCCAGGAAGACCCCGTCGTCTACCACCTCCTCCAGAAGATCAAGGGCGACGACAAGACCAAGGTCGCCGTCACCACCAAGGACGGCAAGAAGGTCGTCTCGCTGGCCGACGCGATCAAGAACCACCGCAACGAGCTGGCGTCCGGCAAGGCCGTCGTCGTCGAGGGCGACCAGACGGGCAAGACGGTCTCCGAGATCCTCGGCAAGGACAAGGTCGACCCGCTGCGCGACTTCTCCAAGGAAGCCAAGGCCACCGACAAGTCCGGCGAGACGTACGCCAAGTGGGAGAAGGAGCACACCACCAAGGACAAGAAGGGCCGGGAGAAGCTGGAGATCACCCTGACGGCCGAGGCCCGGCGCCTGCTGACCGTCCTGGACTCCACCGGCGTCTCCGGGTCCTCCGCGACCGCCACGCCGCCGCTGAGCCCGTACGCGTCCAACCCCAGCTACGGCGGGGAGTAGGCCATGGCTCTCGCATCCCTCGGGTTCACGGGCGGCCCTCAGATCACGTTCCGCATCAATCCCGACTCGATCGACTGGGGCTTCGACATCCACACCTCGGTCACCCCGACCGTCGGCGGCAGGGTCGTGCAGATCACCGGCGCGACCCTGCGGGACGTCACGATCAATGGCTACCTCGGCGAGAACCGCAGGGCCGGGCCCTCGCCGGACGGCAACAAGGACCATGCTGGAGCCAGCTGGCGCTTGCACGAGGTGTTCATCGCGAACTGCCGGGCCATCATGGAGCACCAGTCCCGGGACTCCAGCACGCCCGGCAAGATGCACGAACCGGCGACCTTCAACTATCCGCCGCACGGCTGGCGCTGGAGCGTGTACCTCACCGAGGTCTCTGACATCGACGGCCAGGCGTCGATCGAGCACCGCACCGGGAAGTACAGCCACGGCTACAAGCTGACGCTGTTCATCGTGCAGGTGGGCTCCGACTCGCTGGTCAAGGCGGGCACCTCGAAGAACGCGGTCGACTCCGCCCAGGAGAAGGCCATCGCCTCCTACATCGCCCGCATCAGCGAGGGCATCGGCTGGCGCCAGACCGAGTACAACGGCCCGCTCAGCGACGGCACTGAGGACAAGAAGAGCGACAAGGGACAGAAGGAGGACAAGTAGTGGCTGCAGGCGAACGCGAGTGCATCATCAAGGTGCTGCGCCACATCGCGCCGGGCGAGCCCACCGGCCGTATCTGGGGGCGCAAGCAGTCGGCCGACGGCGGGCAGGGACGAGAGGGCAACCTGTGGGCCGCCGACCCGGAGGACCTTGCCGACCTCATCGTCGCCGAGCTGACCCGAGAGCGAGGGTGGTAATGGCCAACCAGTGGGGCGCCGACGTGCCCGTCTCCATGCCGCAGCCGCTGCGGGCCGACCAGGAGGCCATCGTTCCCATGAACGGCTTTGCGATGACCCTCGACGGCCTCTACCCGGACATGTCGGCCGCCGACCACGAGCGGCTCGCCACGCCCGTCTACGCCCCGCACAACCCGCTGCGGAGCACCGAGGAGACGATTCCGGACCCCGAGGAGTGAGACGTCACTTCATTCGGTGCTTGAGGATCTTCAGCGCGAACCAGGGCCAGAGGAGAAGGAACCCCGCCACGATGAATGGGAGCTGGTCTTCAAGATCCCAGGCCATCCATGAATCGTCGTCCTTCACCGCGCGAATCGCAAGGACCGACGAGGCAGCCCAGCCGACCAGCCACACCGCGCCAAGGATCACCCATGGCGTCATCTCTGCATCCATACCCTCATCCTAGGCTTCAGGAGGAGCTGTGGCCGACACCCGCAAGGGCCTGAACTGCCTGCTGTTCTACCCCAAGGACAGCAAGACCAACGCCAGCTTCCGGGTCCGTGCCGACGTCCTCGGGCACGGCATGACGATGGTCGCCGACTCCTCCAGTTCCCGTAACGCCCGCGCGTACTACCCGCACCGGCCGACCCCGTCACGCTTCTACCTGCGGGTGCTGCTCAAGGGGTACGGCGAGCGCAAGGCGTTCGCCGACTGGATGCAGGGCTACGCCAACTTCGTGATGAACCCGGGCCTGGCCGCCGGTGACTCCTTCCCCGACATGGGGGTCATGCTCCCGAACCGGAACTTCTACCGCGAGGGCGTGCCCCTGTCCGGCTTCGAGTGGGGCGACACCATCGGCACTGTCGTCTGGACGCCGGTCATCACCTTCGAGTGCACCCGCGAGCCCCAGGACGTCACAGCCCTCTCCACGAGCAGCTTCAAGAACGCCCAGGACCCCGAGATGAAGTACTTCTGGCCCATGGGCACGCAGCTCGGCGGCAACGCGGTCCCGTCCGGCAACTACCAGACTGTCGACCCCGGCAAGGACGGCGGCTCCGACCCGGGCCAGCTGGAAGACCTCCCGGTCAACCCGATGCCCAATGAGGGCACCCCGCCGAACGAGCGGTACGACTACGGGAACTGAAATGCGCGACGCCAGGCCCCCGGTCTGCCCCGGGACTCCTGGCGTCACTTGCAGCCGCCCACGGCGACCGCCACTGCTACAAGGATAGCGGCCCGCCCCAGGAACTTCGGCACGGGCGGGCCGCTCAGCCGGATGGAAAGGCCGACACCAAAAGGCGCACGGCCAGCGTAGCGGGGGTCGTGTCGCCGTGTCCGTGGTTCGCCCCAAGGGGCGGAGGTGGTCTCGTGCCGAACTTCGTCCTGGCACCCGGCGTCAAGGTCTACGTCTCGACCGAGAGGCACGGGATCATCGACGTCTCGGACGACCTGGTCGAGGGCTCGATGACGCGCCGCTCGGACGGTGTCAGTTCCTTTAACTTCAGCCTGCAGAACGCCCGCCGGAAGTACGACGGCGTGCTGACCCCGAACGACCGCGTCTCGGTGCAGATGAAGCGGCTGAAGTGGGTGCAGGTATTCACCGGCTACCTGAACAAGGTGCCGCTCGTCACGGCGTGGCCGCGCGTCGTCCACCTGACCGCGTCCTGCTCGCTCAAGCGGCTGCAGTACTGGTACTGGGACTCCCACACCGAAGCGTCGCAGTCCATGGTGCGCGACGCCCTGACGGACGCGAACAAGGACACCGGTGTCTCCGACGGCGGCATGACGAACGTCGCGCTCACCGTGCTGAAGAAGGTGGTGGGCTGGCCGGAGTCCAAGGCCCACATCGCCCGCATCCCGAACAACTGGTTCTCGGTCATCGAGGTCCTGGCCAAGCAGATCGACGCCCAGCTCACCGGCGCCGACGAGATCGCACGAGCCCTGCTGGATCAGCTCGGCACCGCGTCCGTCGGCGGCACGGGCGGCGCGGACGCCAGCTCGCTGAACGGGACGTACGGCGGCTTCAACAACCCGGACCAGAAGGCCAACGCCGCGATCATCTACAACGTCGGCAAGGAGAAGGGCGGCTCCAGCCGTGACTGCATCATCGCCATCATGACGGCGATGCAGGAGTCCGGCCTGCGCAACCTCAAGGGCGGCGACCGGGACAGCGCGGGCCTCTTCCAGCAGCGCCCCTCCCAGGGCTGGGGCACCCACGAGCAGGTGACCGACCCCCGGTACGCGGCGGGGAAGTTCTACGACGCCCTCTTCAAGGTCACGAACCGCGACCACATGGAGCTGTGGAAGGTCTGCGACACGGTCCAGCGCTCCGGCGCGCCGCACGAGTACGCCAAGCACGAGAAGCCCGCCACGGCCATGGTCAAGGACCTGGAGAAGGGCGGGGGCAAGCTGGACTCCAAGACGAAGCCGCAGGGCACCATCTCCGGCGTCGACCTGGCCCAGCTCTCCGTGAACTTCTGCCAGAAGTACCCGAACATTCCGTACACCCAGCAGTACGGCGGCACCCAGATGGGCGTGCTGTCGCAGAACCCTCCGCCCGGCCTGGACTGCTCCAGCTTCGTGCAGGCCATGTACTTGAGGGCGCTCGGGTCTCTGTATGACCTGCCCCGTGTGGCGGCGGCGCAGTACGGCGCGTGCAAGAAGGTGACGGTGGCGAAGGCCCTGGCGACGCCTGGTGCGCTGGTCTTCAAGGGCTCCTCGCCGGGCGGCATCTACCACGTGGAGATGAGCCTGGGTGACGGCAAGAGCACGATCGGCGCGCACCGCGCGGGTGCCAAGCCGCATGACGTCGGCGTCAACCCGCCGTCGGCGGCGTCGTACTGGGACTTCGGCGGCTTCCTGCCGCGCGTCGCGTACACCACGGGCGCGGGCACGGTCATCTTCGATGGGTCGGACGGCACCAGCGGGGGCGTCAACGACATGAGCGGCGACCCCGGGGTCGAGCTGGTCACCGGCGCCGACGCGCCCGGGTACAACCCCAAGGACCCGTTCGACAAGATGTTTGCCGACAACGCGTGGCTGCCGATCTCGACGGCGCAGAACGACCCGAACTACGCGCTGGCGCAGGCCCTGGCCGGGCCGCGAGCGCTGCTGAACGATCAGCCGTTGCTGCCGTACCTGAAGAACCTGTTCAACTCGTCGATGCGGTCGTTTTGCTCCGCGCCGAACGGCGACCTGATCGCCTGGTACCCGGACTACTACGGGATGTGGGGCACGGCCGCCAAGATGGTCATCCAGCCCATCGAGGTGCAGGACTTCGAGGTGTCCTGGTCGGATGACTACATGGTCACCCACCAGTTCGTGGTGACGTCACCGGTCAGCGGGAACCTCTTCGACCCGGCCACGGGGACCGTGCAGCAGTCCATCTCCGACAGCTACCTGTCCCAGTCGGCTCTCTTCACCACCGGCATCGTGACCATCGACTTCCCGGGTGTGTGGAAGGCGCTGTTCGGGATGGACAAGACAGACAAGCAGGCGAAGGAGTACGCGGACTGGATCAAGCAGCGGTTCGGTGCCCGGCCGGACTACCAGCAGCTGCCAGCCCTCATCGGTCCGAAGGCCGCACTGTTCTCGGCGATCTTCCTCTTCATGCGGCAGTTCGCCTTCCAGTACCAGGCCAACATCCCGCTGACGTTCATGCCGGAACTGTGGCCGGGGATGCTGCTGCAGTTCCCCGCCTTCAACTTCCAGGGCTACGTCACCACGGTCCAGCACGACTTCAAGTTCGGCGAGGGCGGCTACTTCAAGACGTCAGTGCAGCTCGCGGCCCCGGCCCGGCTCACTGGCGACAAGGACAAGCGGCTGCTCGGTCTGCCGATGGCGGGAGGCAACTGATGATGGGTCCAGGGAACGCCGCCACCCACGGGATCGGCTGGACGGTCAAGCAGGTCAAGGTCAGCTCGATCCTCACGGACAAGAAGTTCGCCCTGTGTGTCGACACCGAGGGCCAGCAACTGGAGGTCACCACGGCCATCCACCGCACCGGCATCACGCCGATGGTCGGCCAGACCTGGCTCGTCGACCGCACGTACGGCGTGTGGAGCTTCGCCGCCTGGGTCGACCTGACATGAAAAAAGTGAGACCCAGTGGGTCTCACTTTTCCCGGTACCAGAGTGAGACCCAGTGGGTCTCACTTTCGACTATCCGACGATCTCAGCAGCAGCCTCGTACTTGCGCCGCATGTCTTCGACGTACCTCTTGGCCTCGTCGGGGTCTTCCTTGTTCGCCTCGCGGAGGGTCTCCAGGTCGAGGATGCGCCCGGTCCGTCGCGCCTTCGCCAGCTGGTCCACGGCCTTGGACGGGGCCGACGTGCTGGGCTCGGGCTCGATGACGTCAGTGGCCTCGCCGAGAAGGAGGAGCCTGCGGGCCGCTACGGCGCCGCCGGAGTTGACCCGGCCCATCCTCTTCATCTCGGTGAACTGCTCACGGAGGTTCTTCTGGCGCTCCGGAGAGACGTCCGGCTCTCCATCGGGAGTGACAGGGATCTCGCCCTTCTCGTCCACGATGGTGGAGAACAGCTCACGGATGGTGCGCTCGTTGAGCGGCTCGTCTACCAGATCTCCGATGATCCGGTAGACCGGGACGGCTCGGCGGAGCCGGTAGACGTCCTGCTTGCCGAGGTCGAGCGGGGCGGCGAACTTCTCGATGGACTTGATGCCCGCGTCCTTCAGGCGGTCGCCCTGGGTGGCCCACCACAGGTACTCGCCCGCCGACGAGACGTAGTCCTTCTGCATCCTCCCGAGGCCGTTGGCGAGGCCCCGGTTGGCCCGTGCGATCCCGCGCCGGACGATGCCCACCTTCTCCAGGGGGTCTGCATCCTCGGGCGGCACGATGAACTGGAAGGGGTTGCCTTCCTCGGCTGCCGTGACGACCTGATCGGCGGTCGGGGTAACGACGGTGCTGGAAGGCATGGCCGGGGTTTCGGCCTGGTGGGGCACGGCGGCAGTCGCAGCCTCCTCCAGCGCCTGCAGCTCGACCTCGGGTTCGTCCTGCTCGCCGCGACGGGCAGGGGCCACCTCGCTGGTCGTCGCGCCTGCGGTGGCCTGCTGGATGCGCCTCTCTCGCGCGGTCAGCTTCTTGGCGACCGTCTTCTTGGCGGCGGGGGCTTCAACGCGGGGCATCAGCTGATGACCTCCTTCATGGCGTGGCGGAACAAGAGGCCCATCTCTTCGAGATGGTTGCGCTTCGGGGTCTCGTCCCAGGAGCGCGGGTACTCGGGGGCATCGCTGATCTCGAACTCCACGTCCACGAAGGCGATGTCGATCTTCTCGCGGATGTCGTCGTCAATTTTCGTCGCCATGATGGCCTCGACGACCGGCCGGGCGTCGGCCGCTAGCGTGTTCCGGCCGGTGCACTTCACCATGCACACGAAGACCTTCAGGCGGGCGTCGTTGGCCTTGCCTCCCCGCGCGGCAGTCTTGGCCGTCGGCGCGATGCGGTTCCACTCGAAGCCGGACGGAGCGAACGGGAGGAGCACCATGCGCGCCGACTGGCACAGCTCCCAGTACTCCTCCTTACCAGCGCCGCCGGAGTCGACGAGGATGACGTCGTATGCCTCGCGGAAGCTGTCGATGACGTCGTCGAGGTCGGGGGCGTCCTCGGCCTTGTTCTTGCAGTCGTAGGTGACCAGGTCGAACGGGACCTTCTCCGGCCCCCCAGGGCGGGCCTCCCGGACCTTGTACCAGTTGTCGATGCTCTGGCTGTTGTTGTCCGTGTCGATGACCAGAACCTTGAGGCCGAGGATCAAGGACAGGTAGAGGGCTACGAAGATGGTCATCGTGGTCTTGCCGGTGCCGCCCTTGAGCATGCCGACACCGATGACGAGACAGCCGTTGTCACTGATCCACGCTCGGATCTCTTCCTGCGAGGCGAGCAGCCGCTTCAGCTGCTGCCTGGGGAGCGTAGAAGTCTTCACTCCGGTCCCTTCTTAGGCGGGTTGTCGCCCACATCTTGCCGTACCGGCGATGCCCGGGTGCGCAGGAGCCGTGTTTCGGCCCTGTCTTGGAGCGGAAAGGGTGAGGAGGTGGGCTCATGAAGACGCTGGCGCTCGTCGGCGGGGACCTGGCACTGGGTGACGGCGGCTACCGGACGCTCACCGGCGCCGCCCGCATCCGACAGGACCTGGCACTCGCACTCGCCGAGCCGTACGGCCACGACAGCTATCACCCGCAGTTCGGGTCGGTGCTGGCCGCGCACATCGGTGAGCCGCTGACGCCGGAGCTGGAGCTGCTCGTGCGCGCCGAGGTGGTGCGGGTGGTGCAGCAGTACGTGGACGGCCAGCAGGCCCAGATCGCGGCCGACGCCCTGTCCGGCTCCCGGAGCCGGTTCAGCTTCCAGGACGTGGTGCAGTCGGTGCAGTCCATCAGCACGGACATCCAGTACGACACGATCAAGGTGACGATCGCGCTGAAGACGCAGTCCGGCGGAACGGTCCGGGTGCTGCGGACGGTGAGCACCTGACTTTTGCTGTGCGGCGCCTTCCTCTCGCCCTCAAGGGGTGACGAGAAGGAGGGCGCCGCATGGGTGTTTCCAGGGACGACATCGTCTCGCAGATGCGGGATGCACTGCTGGTCTCCGACCCGGAGCTGGACACGTCCATCGGCACCCCGGCGCGGAAGATCCTTGACGCGGTCTCCGCGTCGCTGGCGGACGCGTACGTGGAGAACCACCTGCTGTCGTACGCCTACGACATCGACAGCAAGACCGACGCCGACCTCGACAGCTTCTGCCAACTGTTCGGCATCGCGCGGATTGCGGCCCGGCGCTCGGTCGGAACGGTGACCTTCTCCCGGACTGGCGACCTGACCCCGACCGTCTTCATCCCGGTCGGCACGGAGATCGCGTCCTCGTCGAACTCCTCGATCGTGGTCACCACGGTGGTCGGCGGCACGCTGATGCCGGGAGCCTCCTCGGTCACGGTGCCGGTCCAGGCCGTGACGGCCGGACCCGAGGGCAACCTGGGCGCCGGGATGGCTACCCAGATCACCTCCCCGATCCAGGGGGTCAACACCGTCACCAACACGGCCGCCCTGACCGCTGGCATGTCGCGGGAGACTGACTCGGAGCTGCGGACCCGCTGGAAGTCGACGGTGTTCCGCTCGCTGGCCGGGACGGAGCAGATGTACCGGGGCGTGGCTCTGGACGACGGCGACTGCTACGCGGTGTCCGTCGTGGGCTCCTCGCGGACGCGGTCGGAGATCCTGCAGGTGCCCGTCAGCGGCAACACGGTCTGTCAGATCACGGACGCCCGCTACATCTACTCCTCGCCGGTGCAGGTGGCGAAGTCCGACGGCACGCCGCTGATCAAGGACTACGACTACACCTGGGTTCCGGCGAACCCGCCCCAGATCGCAGGGCTGTCGGCGAGCTTCCCGGCGGCCGGTGAGCTGCTCACGGTGTCGTACCAGTATCTGCCGGTGGTGAGCCGGAACGACCCGGCGAACAACATCACGAACCGGGTGGACCTCTTCGTCGGCGGTACCCGAGCGCAGTCGGCGCAGACGGCGTTGGTGTTCAAGCAGACCAAGGTGTTCCAGACCGTCTCGACGCTGGATCTGTACACCGGGGCGTGGCTGCGGTCGGATCAGACGCGGCCGGTGGCCAGCAACGTGTTTGTGCCGCTGCCGTTCGGGCCGATCGTGACTGTGCCGTCCACGCTGTCGGTCGCGGGGACGACATACGGCCTGGCGTCCACGGCGCACCCGCTGGGCACGGTGGCCAACGGCGTGACGTACGCCTACACGGTCGTCCATGAGGACACGGTGGACGGCTGGACGCCGACCTCGCGGTTCGGCCTGGAGTGGCACCACACCTACCTGCCTGCCGACGGCTCGCCGGTCTCCGTGGGTGGCAACGGCGACTACACCTACAACGAGGTGCCCTCCAGCGTGCAGGACGCGGTGAACCGGTGGAGGTTGACCGGGATCGACGCCAAGGTCCACCAGGCCAAGCAGCGCTGGCTGCGGTTCGCGCTGGGCGTGATGTACACGGTGTCGTCGACCGGGTCGGTTGACTCGGTCCAGGACGCCATCCGGTCCGCCTTGAGTGACTACCTGAACCGGATGGACTTCAACTCCAACGTCCAGATCAGCGACGTCCTCGCGGTCATCCACCAGGTGCCCGGCGTGGACAACTGCCGCCTGCTCAACGGCGCGGACGTGACCGGCTACAGCTCGGCCAATCCGAACGCGTCGATCGTGGGTGTCCAGCAGATTGCCCCGAATTCGGCGCCGAACTCGGCCGCTTTGTCCTCTTGGGTCGATGCGCCGACCGGTCGGGCCAAGGACATCTACTTCCGCGACGACGAACTGCCCGTGCTCGGCGGCGTGGTCTTCAAGACCCTCGCCCGGAACTCCTTCGGGGTGCTGTGATGGCAGACGACTTCCTCCACCAGGGCAGCGGCACTTTCGGGACCGCCGTCATCCCGGGCGGCCTGATTCCGCTGCAGGCCGACGTCACCGTGCCGCAGTCCACCGCGCTGGCCAGCGGCACCGGCATGCTCGTGGCCGACACGGCCGTCGCCGAGCAGCTGCGTCACTTCCCTGAGGAGGTCTACGACCTCCGGCCCACCTCGCACTTGGTCCGCCTGATGCAGGCGCTCCTCGGGGACTCTGGTGTCGGCCAGCTCCGCAAGCGGCTGCTGGTGGCCCAGTTGCAGAGCCTGTCCGTCTCGGGGGCAAGGTTTTTCGATCTCGACCGGTTCTATGGGGCGATCTTCAACGCCACC